ATGGTAGTTATATGGGTGGTGAAGTAATAGATGATGCATGGGTGTATTATGATTACTTTGGAGAAGATGAAAATCCCGAGAAGAATAGATTTGAAGAAAACACTCAGAAGTTTAGTTGGTCACTTATTGATGAAAAGTACAACGACTATAGAAGTCTTATTCTAACACCAAGGTACGTAAAGATACTCATGAATGAAACGGGTCTGTCTGACCAAGAAGTGAAAGAGTATATTTGTAATGTAATCTGTAAGGAAGACAATGACAAAGTCCGAGAAAGAAACAATCAAAAAGCAAAAGAAAGAAGAGAACGCAACAGAAGATAATTTTCTTACTCGTAAGAAATTTACCGCAATGGTTCTTGAGTCTGTACAAAAGGATAATCATTCTTATATAGATGCAATCGTACATCTATGCGAAAAGAATAACATTGAGATAGAAGATATTAAGAAGTATATCTCTCCCGCAATCAAAGACCATTTAGAGGCTGAAGGAATGAGTCTAAACTTACTACCCAAAGGTAATACCTTGTTTTGAAAACGGGTAAGATTATACAACAAGAAGATATTCAAGACATATTAGAATTAACAAAAATATCTAATATATCTGAAGCACCAACCACAAGTTCAAACTCAAACAAGTGGAGAAACAGTTTAAAGTATCAGGTTGATTATCAGTTGTTTCCTGAACTATGTAAAACAATAGAGGACTTTGTTAATGACGGAACAAAAGTAAATCAGTTTGATTTATTACTTTATAAAGAAGGTCATTTTTATAAGAAACATAAAGATGTTATTGAAGAAGTAAAAAGAACTTGGACATCTATAACTATGATTGATAAAAAAGATTTGAAGGGTGGTGAGATAGTAATTTACAATAAAGATAAAAACATTATTGATTTAGACATTGGAGAAACTATTGTTTTTAAATCAAGTCTTTATCACAAAGCAAAAAAAGTTTTACATGGTACTCGTTTAGTTTTAGTTGCATGGTTAAATTAGTACTTGACAATACTTGTATAAATAAGTATAATACACAACGATTTATATTATGAATAAAGTGGACAAACAGAAGACAAATAATACGGAGTATACAAATGTCATTTGAAAACTTGAAGACCAATCGCACCGATGTCTCTAAACTAGTTTCTGCAGTGCAAGAAGCTACTGGTGCAACAACCCAAAAGAAATCTTACGAAGACGAAAGATTTTGGAAACCCACAGTAGACGAGTCTGGTAATGGTTATGCTGTTATTAGATTTCTACCAGCCGCAGAAGGTCAAGAACTTCCTTGGGTAAGGTATTTTGACCATTTCTTTAAAGGTGCTACTGGACAATGGTATGTAGAGAAATCTCTTACATCTATTGGACAGAAAGACCCACTCGGAGAACTGAATTCCAGACTATGGAACTCAGGTATCGAAGAGGATAAAGAAACTGCAAGGAAACAAAAAAGAAGATTGCACCATGTTGCAAACATTCTAATTGTTTCAGACCCCGCAAATCCTTCTAACAATGGTAAAGTATTCCTTTACGATTTCGGAAAGAAAATCATGGATAAAATCATGGACGTAATGCAACCGCAATTTCCAGGCGAAGAACCCGTGAACCCTTTCGATTTTTGGAGTGGTGCGGACTTTGAACTTAAGATTACTAATGTCGCTGGTTATAGAAACTACGATAAATCTTCTTTCAAACCAGTGAGTGCATTGTACGATGCAGACGAAACTAAACTAGAAGCAACTTATAACTCTATGTTTGATGTTGCAGAGTTTGTTGACCCAACTAACTACAAAACTTATGACGAGTTAAAACAGAGATTATCTGTTGTTCTTGGAGAAGCAGTTGGTGAAGGTTCAACTCAATTGATGCAAGACCTAGGTAAGACTGCAGAAGCAGTAGAACCAAAGGTTGCAGAAACCCCAGTGGTTGCATCAAGTACTCCAGAACCAGAAGTTGCGTCAACTGAGTCTGACGATGAAACTTTGAGTTATTTCGCTAAACTTGCGAATGACGAGTAAGTACTTAATTTAAAAACAAGAGTTTTAGACCCCACAGAAATGTGGGGTTTTTTTATGCGGCTCCGCCTCTTCTTCCACGAAACATTGCACTACCACCCGCAATTCTACTTTTATTATCAATAGGTTGTTCAATTTGAGAAGTCATAGATTGTGAGTTATCATTTGAAATTTCTTGTTTAGTAGAGTTATCAATTACAACTGGTTCTCCACCACTTTGTTGTCCTTGTTCTGCAGCTCTATTTTCTGCAATCTTTTCATTAAAACTACTGTCACGTTTTGCTATCATGTCACCCGCAGCTGCATCTGCTTCTCCACTACCAACTGAATTAAGTGTTTTAGAAAATGCTTCATTAAATGCGCCTGGGATTTTAGACGGACGTAATATATTTTTAAGAGCTGCTTTTGCACCTGCTAGAACTGCAACTGGAAACTTTATAAGGTTTCGTGCAATTTTTGTAATTGCAGCTATCGGGTTTTTTATAAATGATACAAGACTATCAATTATCCCTGAGAATAATCCCGCAAAACTAAAACCCTTTATTGCTTCACTCGCATCTGTACTTATATAACCTACTAGAAAACCAATGAAATTTTTTATCATATCTAATGGAGCCATGAACAAAGTATTGATTGCTTTCTTAATTCCTTCTAACGCACCTATCAATATTCCTTTGAAAACACCTTCGTCTGCAACATTTTTAGTAAATCCTTCTATGAAACCACGAATAAATTGAACTGCACCAATAACTATTTGTAAAGGAACAAGAAGTACTTTACCAATCGTTGTGAAAAGAGCACCAACATTTTTCATTATATTAAATACTGCTGGAAGAAAATTCTTAATTGCGGTTAAAGTCTTAGCAATAAATTCTCCTATTTTACCCCCACCTTGTAGAGCTTTTTGTACATTTTGAAAAGCATTATTTATGGGTTGAAACGCTTTTGAAAGTCCACCACCCTTTCCGAAAAAATTTTTTATATTATTAATAAAATTAAAAAATCCACCTTTAACATTACTTCCAAAGTTTTGTAATGCTTTAATACCTTTCATTACTTCTGGATTAAATTTTGCAAACCTAACACCAATATTTTTTATACTATTTCCTATGCCTGTAAAAAACTTAAGTATTGGTGCAAACCTTTTACTACTAAATGCTTGACTTATTCTAAATTGCAAAATTCTCAGATTATTAACAATTTTTGCGTTAAAACCTTTTCCAAAAAGTGCAGTTCCAACAAATTTAAGAATAGATGCAATTTGTTTTGCAAACGCAATAGTAAGACCCGTGATTAAACCACGAATTGCACCGATAAAAATAAAAGGTATCGCAAATACACCCGCATCTGCAATTGCTTTATTTACATCAACACCACCACCGTCACCACCACCCGCTTTTGCTTTACTACCTTCTCTTTCGTTCTCTAGTCTATCTCCTTCATCAAGTCTTTGTTGATTTTTGAAATAGTCTCCTAGAACTTTTGATAATTGTTCAATACCTGATTTAGTTTGTTTTGTTTCTGCAGTATTAACCGTCAACTCTTGATTTTGTTTCAAGAGTACTTGAGTGACATCTGTAAGTGTTAGTTCTGACATATTAGTATTTATACTTACTTTCTTGTTGTTTACGGTTTTCTTCTTCTTTTTTTATCCATTCCATTAATAAAGTTAAGTATATTTCCCTTTCCCACGGCCACATGTTTTCTAGTTCAGTCAAACTATAATTATAATGTTGCATCATATTAAAGTTTGTCTGATAATAGTTATATAAACTATCATGAGAAAGGTTTAGGTAAAAAAATCCTGAATACCTTGCAATGTAATTTTATTGTGATGTCCGCAGTGAGAACAATCAAACTCAATATCTTTTTTTAATGAGGGAATAGTTTCAACAAACTTAGATATATTTTGAAGTTGTTGATTATTCATAGAGTCAACAAAATCTTCAACATCTTTACTTGGTACTTCATTGATGTCTATTCTTTCTTCTCCGTTAATAACTGCAGATATACATTCTCGAATAACTGTAAATCCAAATTCAGTCTCTTGAACATTTTCTTTAAAGTTATCAATGAATACTTTAAACGGTGGATATCTCATTTCAACTGAAATATCATCGGTTAGTTGTATAAGATTATTTACTTTCGGAACATCTACTGAAATGTCTGAAAGGTTTATATTCATTTCTGTTTTTCCTTTACACTCAGTACAAATCAAACTTACATCTATAGACTCTCCAACTGACTTACCACGAATTTGAGTAAACATGTACTCAATATCAAAAGTAGTAAGTTTAGATTTAGTATAGTCTCCTTGAACACACGCATCGATTGTGTCTAACATTGCTTTCATCGCAGTCTTTTCATCTTGCGACTCAAATGCCATCAAAAGAATTTTCTCTTCTTTTACTAAGTATGGTCGAAACATGACAGTCTTACCCGTTGAGGGAATGACCATTTCATGTTTAGGGGTTGCATTTAGTTTAGGTAATGCACTCATAATATCTCCTATAATGTATTAATATATATATTTAAATTCCAAATAACGCTTTTCTCAATCCAGTTTTTACGGCTCTTGCACCTGCTTTCTTTACTGCAGACTTAGCTGCATCTTTTAATTTATCCTTAACTCCAGTTGCTTCTAGAAGTCTGTCCTTAGTATTACCTTCTACCACTTCATATTTCTTATACGATAGTTGCACATTCACTTCAAGTAATCCGTCTAAATCATTACTTAATTGAAACGAGTTTAGAGTAGTGGGATATGCATTTAATAATCTAGTCGAATAGGTCACCGCATCTGCAAGATATCTAGCACCGTCTACAACTAGGCCTGGGTCAAAGACACCATTTGCAATATCAAGTGGCCCGATAGGTGGTATTAGGTCTTTGATTGGGTCTGGTAAGGGATTGTCAAATAGTTTCTTAGGTCTAATCAAAGGATTGATTGCACCCTTTCTAAGTGTTTGTATGACCACATCAAAAGTGTAATCTTTGTAATATCCTACTTCTGAGGTTTCTTGATTAACTGCAAGGTTTTGCCAGTTCTCAAAGTAATCTCTTACACGCATATCATTCAAACAATAAAAAGTTAAATTAATATCTTCACTTGCATATCCGTATGCAACTTTGTTCGTATGAATACCAATCTGTCTTTCCGTTGACAATATTTGTCTACCAGGCATTACTGCAACTTTACATAGTGTATTTAAATCTTCCGAGTTTACTCCACCAATCGGGGGTAAAAATACTCTCCATAAATTTGCAAACGCAAGACCGTCTCCAGCTTTTACGGTTGCTAACATGTCATCTACTTTATATGCCATTATCTTAACATTCTCCTACTGTCTGCGTATATTTTTCTTTTGTCTGCTTTCTCAAATTGTGCAGTTGGTAAAAAGGTTGCAATCTCCCATTCTGGTGCTTTTACTTCTGCGAACTTACTTTTTACATGTTCAGTCAAATAATGTTTGATACATGGTTTATAGAATTCTAAACTTGAAGTAC